AAACTTCTGGCAGTTGTCGAACAGGCAATCCAGAAGCGCGAAGAAGCCTGAGATATAAATAAATCTTAGATATTAATAACTATCGGAGCACACGTCAATGTCCCTTTATGGTAGAACTGACAGCAATGCAAACAAAACCAAAGCTGGTGTGGGCATTGCGGCGTCAAGTCAAGCAAAAACAACCCTCTATATTGATGAAACTGAGGCAGCACTAGAAGCAAACAAGGAGCGTGGTCTAAACGCTCCTGGTTGGTGGTCGTATTTCAGCTATACTGATAGCTCGGGTGCTACTCGCCACAAGGCAGAGCAACTAGTTTTCGTAGCAGGTGGCGACACCAACGCTAACGAGACTCAGGCAGACGATGCACAGGCAGCAGACGCAGCGATCACGATCACAATCAGCACACAACCAGCAGATACTGCTGTTGCAGTTGGTGCTCAACTTGATCTCACTGTCGCAGCAGCTGCTTCGACTGGTGGTGCTGGTGTTCTTACCTATCAGTGGCAGAAGAAGTCTGGCAACAGATGGTCCAATGTTTCTGGTGCTACAGCAGCAACACTTACTGTTGCTACTTATGCAGCAACTGATGCTGGTTCCTATCGCGTCAAACTCAACAGCAGCAACGGTGCTAAAGAAGTCATCTCTGCTACCGCTGTTGTAACTACCTCATGATCTAAATGAATTTTGATGAATTGACACCAGACAACTGGTTATTCTTTGCTATTCAAAATTATAACAACCCGTCGTCCGTAACTTATTCAGACTTTGAAGAGGACTTAAAGAGATTTAAGTACATCAAACGACTGCTTAAGAGATACGCGACGACGGGGGAACTCAAAACTCATTTGATTCTGAATCATGTGATTGTGTTGTATAATGTGTTTGGTGAAGCAGCAACACCGTTGCTTTTTTATAAGACGGAGGCAACATACTGGCGTCAAATCACTGCCTTTATGTTGTTTCTAAATAGATTACCACCTAACTTTACTGATGCTGACGAGGAATGTCTAAAGAGTCTGAATCTAATTTGAATGAGATGGCAAACATTGCTGGATCTGGTGAAGGTCTAGCGTTGCCACCCGCTTTTGTTTTTATTAAACCTAAGCAGCATCGTAAGTATAAGAAGGCAAATCAAGATAAAGTTGATGGGCGTACCAAAGGCGCTCGCTCTCTCTTCGACCGTATCCAAAAAAGAAAAATGAAAGAACAAGTAGAATCTCAAATTGATGAGGCAATTGTGTCCGATACAGAGAGGGCACAGAAGCAGATCCAGCAAGGTAAAAAAATGAACCGTGCTAAGGAGATGCAGAACAAGCGTAAGGAAGCAAAGCAAAAACTTACGAACAAAACTAAAGAGATGGATACTCTTATGAAGGCACGTCTTTCTGACTTTAAAAAGAAAGCAAGTGACCAGACTAAAAAAGTCCAACAAAAAAATTCTTATGAACCAAGTGGTGAAATTATGACTGAAAACCAAGACGTGATCCAAGTTGCACTCGACGTTGCAACTGCTGAACTCAATCCACAGGGTGAAGCATCATTCGCAAAGATCCAATTCTCGGATGGTGGCGTACAAAATCTGGATAACTATTCTGCTAAGCGTATCGCTGCATGTTATGCACAACTAGATGATACTCACAAGCAGCAGTTCCAGTACATGCTCAACAAAGACGCTGGTAGTTACCAGTCTGCTCTTGATTTCGCAGTAAGGAATGTCTGATGGCTTGGGGTCTTGGTAAATTAGCAGTCCTAGAGAGCAAACTGGGAATTTATGAAGATCTCTCTAAAGAGATGCTTGACAAACTAGAAAAAGCAGTCGGGACTATCTCAGAAAATAGCAATAAGATTGCTATTATATTGGAGCGCCATGAAGGACGTTTGGATGAAAGCGAACGTGCTGATCAATTGATCCTCAAGATGCTTGAGGAGATGAAAGAACGACATGAAAAGGATAACGAACTAATTCATAACAGAGTTTCTGCCCTTCAGAAGAAGGTAGATGTCAATGCTAAGTTTGTGATAGGTGCAGGCGCTGTGCTTGCGACCCTTGTGACAGTCTTACAAGTGTTACCACCTGTTCTTAAAACATTGACACCTGCGTCAACAGCTGCTACTATACCAGCAGTAGAAATGCCTCGTATTGAGTTATCTTGACGTTAAGTACATCAATCTAATATCCCCTCGTCTTAACCTCTTCTCACGTAAGAAGGCAGATCTGTATAATTTCAGGTGTCCTTATTGCGGTGACTCACAGAAGAGACGTAATAAGGCGAGGGGATATCTTTTTAAGATAAAAGCGGACTTCGTGTTCAAGTGTCACAACTGTGGCATGGGTAGAACACTGTCTAATTTTCTGAAAGATCAGGATAGTTTCTTGCATGATCAATATGTCATGGAGAAATTCAAGGATGGTAGGACTGGAAAAGGAACTACCGTACCTAATCCCAAGTTTAATTTCAGGGAACCAAAATTTAATAAGAGTGATGTTGATTTAGAGAAGATTTCTTCGCTAAATATTTCTCACCCTGCGCGTCACTATCTTGAACAGAGAGGAATCAAAGATCTAAATTACTTCTATTATTGTCCCAAGTTTAAGGCTTGGACAAATGAACAAAAGAAGATGTTTGACAATCTCAGACAAGATTCTGACCGTATTATCATTCCATTCCGAGACAAAAACGGTAACCTGTTTGGATACCAAGGCAGATCGCTCGCCCCTAAGGCAAAACTAAGATACATCACGATCATGCTCGACGAAGAACACCCAAAGATCTTCGGACTGGATAGAATAAAAAACGACAAACCCGTATTTATTGTAGAGGGACCATTTGACTCAATCTTCTTGGAAAACTCGGTTGCTATGGCTGGGTCCGATGCTGATGTTCGGACGTTTGGTTGGAGCGATCATATTTGGGTTTTTGATAACGAACCACGTAACAGAGAAATCGTTAACAGAATCTCCAAAGTCATCGATAGAGGAGACAAAGTAGTCATCTGGCCTCAAAAAATACAACAGAAAGACATCAATGACATGCATCTTGCTGGACATGATGTTCAAACTCTGGTAGACTCAAACGTCTATCAGGGATTAACTGCAACCCTAAAATTTAACGATTGGAAAAAAGTATGACAAACGGAGTTGGTATCAAAGTAAAGAAGCGTAATGGCGCTGTAGAGGGTCTGAACCTTGAGAAGATCCACAAGGTAGTAGAAGAGGCATGCGAGGGTCTGGGGAGCGGTGTAAGCGCCTCTCAGATCGAAATGAATTCGGGTCTGCAGTTCTTCGATGGTATCGAGACTAAGGACATTCAGGAGATCCTTGTGCGTTCTGCTAGTGACCTGATTAGTCTTGAAACTCCTAACTACCAATTCGCTGCTGCACGTCTGCTTTTGTATGGTCTGTACAAGCAGGTCTTTGGAGCACATTGGGTAAAGGGATATCCATCCGTGCATGACCATGCAACAAATTGTGTATCGAGATGTGTCTATGATGATGAGATCATGGATAAGTATACAATGGAAGAGTGGGACAAGATTGATACGTTTATTGATCATGGTCGCGACTACCTTTTCACCTATGCAGGTCTACGTCAAGTAACAGATAAGTATCTTGTTCAAGATCGTAGTGGAGGAGAGGTATTTGAGACACCTCAATACATGTACATCATGATCGCAGTGACATTGTTCCAAAATTATCCAAAGGAGACAAGACTCGATTATGTCCGAAAATACTACGACGCAATCAGCAAACACAAAATCAACATTCCCACACCTATCATGGCAGGGGTGCGAACTCCACTTCGACAATTTGCGAGCTGTGTTCTTGTTGATATTGATGACACCCTCGATAGCATCTTTAGTTCTGACATGGCTATTGGTTACTATGTTTCACAAAGGGCTGGAATCGGCATCAACGCAGGCAGGATCCGTGGCATCAACAGCAAGATCAGGGGCGGTGAAGTTCAGCATACAGGCGTTGTTCCATTTCTCAAAAAGTTTGAGTCAACTGTCAGATGCTGCACTCAAAATGGCATCCGAGGTGGAAGCGCGACAGTCCACTTCCCCATCTGGCACCAAGAAATAGAAGATATTATTGTTCTTAAGAATAATAAAGGAACGGAGGATAATCGTGTCAGAAAACTCGACTACAGTATCCAAATCTCAAAACTCTTCTACGAGAGATTCATTGCGGATGGAGACATCAGCCTATTCTCACCTAAAGATGTCCCAGGTCTGTACGATGCTTTTGGGACTGACGCTTTTGATGATCTCTATAAGCGTTATGAATCTGATGGACACATTAAAAAGAAGACTGTCAAAGCTCAGGCACTTGTTCTCGACCTCCTGAAGGAGAGAGCAGAAACTGGTCGTTTGTACATCATGAACATCGACCATTGCAACTCACATTCATCTTTCCTTGATAAGGTAAATATGAGTAACCTCTGTCAGGAAATTACTCTCCCGACAGATCCTATTAATCATATTGATGATCGTGATGGGGAGATTGCTTTGTGCATTCTCTCTGCTATTAACGTGGGCAAGATCAATAAGTTGGATGAGTTGGAAAGTCTCTGTGACCTAGCAGTCCGTGGTCTAGAGGAACTTATTGATTATCAGAACTACCCTGTACAAGCAGCGGAACGTTCTACACTTGCCCGTCGTTCTCTTGGTATTGGTTACATTGGACTGGCACATTACCTCGCTAAGCAAGGAGAACACTACGATGACAAACGAGCATGGAAACTCGTCCACGACTTGTCTGAAGCTTTCCAGTATTATCTACTCAGATCCAGTAATACAATCGCCCAAGAAAAAGGGGCATGTGAAGCTTTCCATCGCACCAAGTATGCAGACGGTATTCTCCCTATCGACACTTACAAGCGTGACATCGATGAGTTCTGTGGAGCAGAATTGAACTATGATTGGGAAAGTCTTAGAGCATCTATCTTGGAGTCAGGACTCAGACACAGCACTCTGTCCGCACAAATGCCTTCAGAGAGCAGTTCCGTTGTGTCAAATGCCACAAACGGAATCGAACCGCCTAGAGGATACTTGTCCGTTAAAAAATCGAAGAAGGGACCTCTTAAGCAGATTGTTCCACAGTTCACCACACTGAAGAACAATTACACGTTGTTGTGGGAGATGAAAGACAATGATGGTTACATCAAAGTCATCGCTGCCATGCAAAAATTCTTTGACCAAGCAATTTCAGGCAACTGGAGTTACAACCCAGAGAATTATGATAACAATGAGGTGCCAGTTTCTGTCATGGCAGGTGATCTTCTGAAGACATTCAAATATGGTTGGAAAACTTCCTACTATCAAAACACATACGATCAGAAGGAAGAAGAACCACAACTTACAGAGGAGAAAAAAGAATCAATCGAAGACTTACTAACACAAATTCTAGAGAGCGAGGAAGACGACTGTGACAGCTGCAAAATTTAGAACCAACGATCCCATGCGTACTAAAGTAAAAGGAATGACGGTATTCAATACGGATATCGTCGATAGTACAAAACAGAAGATGTTCTTTGGACCCCCACTTGGGGTCCAGAGATATGATAAGTTTAGATATCCTGTCTTTGATAAACTTACACAACAACAACTTGGATATTTTTGGCGTCCAGAAGAGGTATCTCTTCAGAAGGATCGTGCTGATTACCAAACTCTAAATGATGCTCAGAAACATATTTTCACGTCGAATCTTAAATACCAAATTCTATTGGATAGTGTACAAGGGCGTGGTCCTGGCATTGCTTTTGCACCTTTCTGTTCTCTACCTGAACTCGAAGGGTGTATGAATATCTGGCAAACTATGGAGATGATCCATAGCAGGTCATATACTCACATCATCAAGAACGTGTACTCAGACCCTTCTGATGTCTTTGATAAGATCTTGGAGGATGATCGTATCCTTGCACGGGCACAGTCCGTTACAGAGGCATATGATGAGTTCCTACAGGCAGCACAGGAGTGGGGTGCTGGTAGAATGTGGGAACATGCTTTGGAAGAAGTTCCAGTAGCACAAGACGAACTCTATGAACTAAAAAGAAAACTATATAAGGCAGTCGCAAACGTCTATATCCTTGAGGGAATTAGATTTTATGTGTCGTTTGCTTGTTCTTTCGCATTTGGTGAACTTAAACTCTTGGAAGGGAGTGCTAAGATCATCGGACTTATTGCAAGAGATGAGTCACAACACATGACTATCACCATGAACATTCTTAAGAACTGGGCAAATGGTGATGACCCTGATATGCAGAAGATTGCTGAAGAAGAACGTGATAACGTTTATCAGATGTTCATGAATACTGTACAAGAGGAGAAAGATTGGGCAGAGTATCTGTTTAAGGATGGATCCATCATCGGTCTCAATGATAAACTCCTCTCTAAGTATGTTGAATGGACTGCTAATCGTCGTCTTAAATCGATTGGTATGAAAGCAATCTTCGATACTCCTATCAACAATAATCCTCTCCCGTGGACAGAGCATTGGTTATCCTCTAAGGGTATGCAAGTAGCACCACAGGAGACAGAAGTTGAGTCCTATCTAATCGGGAGCATTAAACAAGATGTTGAAAAAGATACGTTCGCTGGTTTCCAGTTATGACGAAAGATTCTTTGCCTGGTTGGAAGGTAAAAGCACTACAGGATCCAAACGTGACCACCAAACAAGCAGAGGTGATCATGAGGGGACCACAGTCTCTAAGCGAGGCGTGGTTCCTAAGCGCAATGTACTTCAAATACCAGATCCATGGGACTAATTATTGATGATCTTGCACAAATTATTCGTAAGCATCAGAAAACTCTACCGTGTGTAGAACCAATGGATGTTGATGAAGACTTTCATAAGGTTTATAAAGAAACTGAAGATGGTAATCTCAACATCCATAATGAAATGTTCAGTTGTACTGGACTACGTAAGGTACACCTAGAAACTGCCACTCTAGGACCACTAGATATTCTCCATTGTATCTGGTATCCTGATCCAGACTTTGATCTGCCTATTTTTGGTGCAGATATTGTCGCTGTCAACAATACTGTTAGTGCTGCTATCACTGATATCTCTCCAGTAGATGGTCTTATGACACCTGTCTATGATAGTATTGCTGATATCAGCAGGTTCTATAACTTTAAAAAGAATAGAGATGTTCCTGCATGGGGTGAAATCTTCTCACCTTACTGTAAGTTTGCTCGTCTAGAAGACGACGAAGAAAGAACTCTCTTCTGTCAGGTTGTTGACCAGTACCTAGATGCATTTGTTGGTGCTGTGTGGAAAGGAACTATTGATTACAATAGAGCAGAGAAAAGAAACGAAGGACAGGTATTATACTGTAAGAAACAGAAACTAAATGATAAGACTCGGCGCATTCTTGCCAAGTATTTTGGTGATAAGTGGGCAGATGACTATATCAATAAGATCTTATTCGACGAACCATAAATATTGGAAGTAATATTATGAAAGTGTGGAAGAAATTTACCCAAACCCTTGGGAGTATATGGGCACCGTGTTTGATGGGAGCCTTATTCGGGACAACTGGGGTTTTGTTTATGAAATTACCAATCTCGTCAACCAACGACGCTACATTGGAAGAAAGTATTTTTGGCAAAAAAGGAAGCCTAGGGGGGGTAAGCGCAGAGTCACTTCAGAATCTGACTGGAAGCGGTATTACGGATCGTGTCCAGAACTCAAAGACGACATCAAAGTCTTCGGAAAAGAATCCTTCAAGCGAGAAATCCTCAGCTTGCACAGGACACCTGGAAGGGTCAACTATGAAGAAACGCGACAGCTCTTTCTTCACGACGTTCTGACAGAGGCACTTGACAATGGGACGCCTGCGTACTATAATTCAAACATCCTCGGACGCTATTACAGGAAAGATTACTTTGATCACTAAGACTTTGCTTGCTTCAGCCGCCCTTACCTTAGGGTTCTGGAACCCAGTTCCTGCTCCTGAGAAGGTAGAAGCACCCGAAATCCAACCACTCCCCGTAATCCCATACGAAGCATCTTGGAAGTGCCCTGACTGCACACCAGAAGAACAGTATGTTCTTGAAGAACTTCAAGAGAACACTCGTATTACTGACAGAAATGCTCTTGCCACTATCATGGGCAACATCCAACAGGAGAGCAGGTTCACTGCTAACATCTGTGAGGGTGGTGCTAGGGTGACATATGAAAATTGCCACACTGGTGGTTATGGTTTGATCCAGTGGACTTCTATTAATCGTTATAATAACCTCGGAAAATTTTGTAATAAATATGATTGTGACCCCAGCAGTTTGGAAGGTCAGACTCGTTACATGATTAACGAGAGCACATTCCAACGCTATCTACCTATGTTTGAGGGCAGTGGACAAACTGTCCGTCAGTACATGGTTCCTGCCTTTTATTGGTTAGGATGGGGTATCAAGGGAAATAGAGAGATCTATTCCTACGATTATGTCAAGAAAATGATTTGGTCATGATTCTCAGAGCAATTAAAAAACTTGTCAAACCCTATACTGGTGTACCTGCACCCAAGTATTTGAAGGATGACCCTTGGTTTGGTCCCGCACCTCTGTCAGACTCTCAAGTAGAGTACAAAGCGATGCGTGAACAATTGGAATCAGAGAACATTCTGATTCCTCAGTCAGAAGATAAACTTCCTGTTAAGGAGGTTGAAAATATACACGAAGTGCTGTATAATATTGCTACGAAAGGAGGCAAAACCACTACCCAACTCGACCCTCTTCCAGAGTTGGGCGGTGGTTCTGAAAACTTTCACTCAGGACCAGGCGGTTGGATGTCTGGTACTGGTTACGGTCAGTTCACCTGACCTTTTTTGACTCAGTAGCTCAGTGGATAGAGCAACTGCCTTCTAAGCAGTCGGTCGTTGGTTCGACCCCAACCTGAGTCGCCTTGTCGGCATGGCGGAATTGGTAGACGCGATAGATTTAGGTTCTATTGTCTTTATGGCGTGGAGGTTCAAGTCCTCTTGCCGACATTGGGAGATTAGCTCAGCGGTAGAGCAGTTCCTTTACACGGAAAAGGTCACAAGTTCGATCCTTGTATCTCCCATCACCCATACGAGGTTAAATGCTGTACAATGTTAACGGCAAAATGCACACAGTGTGGCACCCAACTAAGAAGCACTAGTAAAATTCAGTTCTGTGGTTGCCCTAATCAAATGAGAGTTCTTGATGATCATGTAGGAGCGATTGATATTGGTCAAGTCGTTCTAATGAATTATAATAAGAAGATTAAATATAACGGAATTCTAACACAAGATGACCTAAAATACCAAGAGGCACGTAAGAAAAGACGTGTCCGTAAACTTGATTTTGAGGAGAGGTAATGATTAATCTGGATGCTCGCTACGAAAGTTATCTACACACTGACAAATGTTTTACTATTAACGGTGCATGCGAGAAAGTCGTAGCGTATGGGTGGACAGACGATGGTCTAGTGATAGACGGTTACTACGTCTTGACAAACGAACACAAGTTGTTTTATAATACAGAAGGTCAATTCCTTTACATGGAATCAAGGAAAGGTGGTCGAGTGGTTTATGGCACTGGTCTTGAAAACCAGCGAAGTTAACAGCTTCCGTGGGTTCAAATCCCACCCTTTCCGTTCGTCGGGGCGTAGCTCAGTTTGGTAGAGCACTCGCTTTGGGAGCGAGATGTCGCAGGTTCAAATCCTGTCGCCCCGACTTGGACTATATAATACTCCAACAATTAATCATGCAAATTTTTCTAGATACAGCAGACATTAACGAGATCAGAAAGCGTTGGGACACTGGTATTATTACTGGTGTAACTACTAACCCAACTCTCGTTCGTAAAGTAGGTGGCAATTACAGAGATCTTGCTATCGCAATTATTGAAGAGTTCCCAGAGATTGAATCTCTGTCACTAGAACTAAATGGACAAACAAAAGAAGACTTCATGCGCGACATGGGGGAATTTGCTTGCATCGGTCATCCTTCAGTCACACTGAAAGTGCCATGCACTGTGGAAGGTCTTAAGTTTGTTACTCACTGTGCAGACAATGGTGTTCCAACTAACGTAACACTATGCTTCTCTGCTGCTCAAGCAGTCATGGCAGGTCTGTCTGGTGCAACTTACATCTCTCCTTTTGTTGGTCGTATGAATGACAACTCAATGAGTGGTGTTGAACTGGTTCGTGCTATCTCAGGACTCTATCGACAGCATGGTGTAGCGACTAAGGTTCTTGCAGCGTCACTGCGTGATGCTCACCACGTCTCTAGGTGCCTTCTTTACGGTGCTGACATTGTAACACTGCCTCCAAGCACGTTCGATAAGATGTATAATAGTGTGCTGACCCGTGAGGGGTTGGAAATTTTCAACAACGATTTTAAGGAGATGCCTAGTCAATGACATTTACTGTATATTCTAAGAGGGGATGTCCCCATTGCGAAAAATTTATCGCAATTGCTGAATATGAAGACTTAAAACATGTCGTTTATGAACTAGATAAAAACTTCACCAGAGAACAGTTTATTGCTGAGTTTGGTGAAGGTACAACTTTCCCACAGATTGTATTAAATGACAAGAAATTGGGTGGTTGTAAGGAAGCGATCAAATATTTACAAGAGAACAAAATTTGCTGTGTGCCATGATTGAAGTTGCGTTTGCTGATTTCGAGAAAGACTTCGATAATTACATGGATCGTATCGAAGCAGGTGAAACATTTATTATTAGACAACCAGATGGGAGGGCAGTAGTTGCTGTCCCTGCTGGTGAGTATGAAGCAGCAGCTACTGCTGTTGCTGAAGTTGATGACTTAACTGAAATGTATTCTAATCATGAAGAAGGTTCTTAAGTTACTTGCTAAGATTCCAGAAAGACATTACTTTCCTATCTTTATTATTCTCTCACTGTACTTTGTGGTGCCGTACAGTGAGTTTGTTGTTACATTAACAGCACCTCTCTATTTTATTTTCGAGTTGCCTATCCGTAGTGCAATTGGGAAACTGTCCATTCCAGACTGGTTGAAGTATGGTGGAAGTGTTATATTCTTCTTAGTGATGATCGATGACACGATCTTCTATTTTGCTCTGATTGCCATGGCATTCTGGTGCTCTCGCCAGTTGCCAAAGCACAGAGACCATGCTACAATTGACAGGTCAGACACAACCCATGAAACCAACTCTAATCTTTGAAAGATTCCCGTACAGATACGTACAGTGTGGCACCCTTGACATCAACGGTATGCCAGACTATCGTATTCAAAAGTACCACGAGTGGAAAAAGCGGTACTTTGATATGTACTTCCTCGATAACCAGATGCAACTAGACATCTGTCTTGAGGACCCTGAGTACACTAAGTGGTTGGACCCTGACCCTGAAGTCGGTGCTTACCGCAAATTCGATTCTGCAAAAAACAACCATGTCAATTCAATCACATCTTGAAAGTGCCGAAGAATCTCTTCGTCAGGCACTAGTCGTTAGTCTCAACGAAAAAAACGACGGTAATCTGTCAGATCTATTTGATCTACTTAAGTCTGTGAAGCGTCTGTCTTCACGCCAGTCCAAGAAATATAATTTTGAACTCAGTTCTGATTACTTGGACATCAACAAACTTGGTAATGTTAATATTGCCACTGGTTCTCCTGATGTTATCAGTTTCCCTACTGCTGCATCATCTGACTATAGTAACATCGATCTAGATCTGTCTTGAAATACGAGAACAACTTTAGTGTGATGTTCTCGGTCCCACCGTTGATGACAGCATACTACCCACACGATGATTTTGATGCTGTCGTCAACTATATAAAGGGATTACAATTTAGAACTAACACTAGAAAGTGTCAAGACAATAGTAAGTCAGTAGACACATTTGTTCTCAAAAATAATATTCTTCGTAATCTCAATGAGTTTATCGAAGACTGTGTTAAAGAGTACGCTGATAAAATCTTCATTACAGATCAGAAACTCCATGTCACACAGTCTTGGGTAAACAGAAACCAAATAGGACAAGAACACCACTATCACTATCACCCTAACAGCGTTCTAAGTGGAGTATTTTTTCTGCAATCCAGTGGCAAAACTGTAGCGCCAATTAAATTCTTAAATACCAGAAACGATGCGTTCCACTTAGAATTCAAAAAAGATAATAAGCAACCGTTTAATGAATATACTAACTCATCGTATGAGTATCCCTCACAACCGAGAGTGTTAGTGTTGTTTCCTAGTTATATTCCCCATTGTGTTCCGATGAATACTGGTATCGATAGATACAGTCTTTCTTTTAATACCTTTCCGACAGGTTCCTTTGGAAGTAAGATGGGTTTGACTTATACTAGTCCCGAAAAGACTTAAAACTTGCTCTGGTCGGGATGGGTTCAACGACCCCTCGGGTTTCTTGTTTTTCCATAAGAACAAGTGGTGCGGATGGGATCTCTCTCCCGCCTAGTTTCTTGCTTCTAGTTAAAAAGCAAGTGGTGGATCCAAATGACCCCTTCCGTGTGGTTGTTTTCTTGTTTAGCAACTTAAATAATAAAACAAGTGGCGTGCATGTGCCTAGGGGGTTTGACCACCCCCTTTTTTTATGTCTAATCGTATTTAATAAATACTTCTAGCTTAGAAATAATGTCTTCAGGACTAGAAGTATGTCAAAAATTCTTGCAAACCAAATTGCCAATTATGGTGACAATTCACCTGTTGAGGTAAAAGAGGGTGTAAACATCCCCGCTGGTAAACCACTACAAGCAGCAGGAACTTCTGGTTCTAATGGACAACTGCTCGCCTCTACTGGTAACTCTATCGAGTGGGTAGATGCATTTGATAGAGACTACAATAGTCTTAGTAATCTTCCAGTCATCCCTGCTGCTCAGGTTAGATCAGATTGGAACGCTGTTGGTGGTATTGCATCAATCTTAAACAAACCTATCATTCCACCACAACCATCTGTTGTTGTGGGTAACGGAAGTGGTAGTGGAAACTTAACTTACAACCAAGCAAACGGTCAGTTTGATTTCACTCCACCAGATCTTACTTCTTTTGCTACGACAACTGCTCTCAACAATGCAGTAGCAAACTCTGGTAACTGGGATACTGCATATGCATGGGGTAATCATGCTGCTGCTGGGTATGCAACAACTGGAGATGTCAGTAGTGCTGTTGCAAATGCTGGTCAGTGGAACACTGCATATGGATGGGGTGATCACGCACAAGCAGGATACCTCACATCTACCACTGATACTCTTCAGCAAGTAACGACTAGAGGTAATACTACAACTCAGCAAATCATTGCTAACGGTGGTATCAGATCACTTAACTTCACCACTGGTACGTTAAATGACCTTACTATTAGGCACGACAATAACACTAGTAAGTCATATATTTCTCACGTAAATACTACAGATAATTTCTACGTTGAATCAACGTCATCACTATTCGTAAATGCTGGTAGAGATGGTGATCCTGGCGGCGTATACTTACAGTATAATGACTCAACTAAACTGAGTGTTACTGGTAGTGGTGTACAGGTAGGAGATCTTTATGTCTCTGGAACTACTGATCTAACAGTAAATGATCTTGCTGATGTTGATCTCAGTATTGCACCTCAGGATGGTCAAGTTCTTAAGTGGGTTGCTGCAAATAGCAAGTGGGAAGCTGCTAATGACCTCCAAGGATCTGGTGCTGGACTATCACTAGCAGACTTCTCTGTTGCTACACTAACAGCAGGAACTAATGCACTTACATATAACCCTGCTAACGGTGTATTCTCATATACTCCACCAGATCTCAGTAATTATGACACAGCATTTGGTTGGGGTGATCATGCACAAGCAGGATACCTTACCAGTGAAACTGATCCTGTATTCAATGCACACGTAGCATCGAATATTATCCAGCAGAACATTAACAACTGGAATCAGGCATATGCATGGGGTAATCATGCTAGTATGGGTTACCTGATTGCAACAACAACTGACAAAACAAATTGGAACACTGCATATGGATGGGGTGATCATGGTGCAGCAGGATATATTCAGGCAGAAACAGACACTCTTGCTAGTGTAACTGGTAGGGGTGCAAGTACAACCAATAAAATTACACTCGGTCAGGCAACTGAAACCTCTGCTCTTGATTTCCAGTATCAAGGAACTACTATTGCTAGTTTTGAACCTCGTTCATTGGCATTTAGAATTGAAACTACTGGCAGCAATGACTTGGAGTTCCAGTGTAATGCTGGTGGTGGATTTGTTGGTAACATCAGATTCTCAAGTGGTGGTAATGGAGCAGGAACTACTGCACAATTCACTGGAGATGGTCAAGCATGGTTGTTCTATCAAGATAATAGAAAACTTGAAACCACAGCACAGGGTGTTGAAGTCAATGGTGTACTAGAAACCAATGGTTTGAAAGTTGGTACGCTACAGTTCCCAAACAATAACGGAACTGCTGGTTATGTTCTTACCAGTGATGGTGCAGGAAATGCTACTTGGCAACAAGCCACTGGTGGCAGTGGTGGTGCTAATGTAACCATCTCAGATACTGCGCCAGGCTCACCATCATTTGGTGATCTTTGGTGGGAATCTGACAAAGGTCGCCTGAAGATCTACTATAATGACACTGATAGTTTCCAGTGGGTTGATGCATCACCACCACTATCACCAACAAACCTATCTAATGGTGGTAATCTAATCTCAACAACAGGATTGACTACTACTAATGATAATGCCATTGAATTCTCTACTGATCTTGGTGGAAATGTAGGACTTCGTTGGAGAATTACTGCTGCTGGACACCTACTTCCTGCTGCTAATGATACCTATGACATTGGTAATGCTTCATACAAAATTAGAGACTTGTATGTCAATGATGGATCTATTCATACAGAGAGTGGAAAGGCATTATCATTCTATGGTGGTGAGTTGTCATGGGGTTCTGATCCTGTGATCACTATCGGAAAACTGAAGGAACTACTATCTAACGCTAGTAGCTTTGGTGAGTTCAAAGAATATATTATGGGTCTCTGAAATAAATAATACGGAAGGAGCATCTTAACCAATGGCAATTAATTTTCCCTCAACAGCAGGGCAGGCAACTGACGGAACTTTTACTTATACGGTAGCGGGTATTACTTATTCGTGGAATGGTGAAAGTTGGAACGCTGCTGGATCTGGTGCTACTGCTACTGATCGAACTGTTTTTAGTGCTACTACTGCTAGCGCAGGAACTACTGCATTAACTTATAATAGTAATAACGGTGTGTTTACATATACACCACCAGATTTGAGTAGTTACTTGACATCAGTGGGTGTTCTCAACAACCACACTGATGTTAACACTGCTATCCCTAGTGCAGGTGATCTTCTATACTGGAACGGACCTAATCTCAAGTGGGAAAATCTATCGCCAGGTTCTGGTAGTGGACTAGATGCTGACAAACTTGACGGTCAAGAGGGTTCTTATTACCAAAATTCTAGCAACCAGAATGCTGGTACATTGCCAGTAGATAGACTGTCTGGAACTTATAATATTAGTATCAGTGGTTCTTCTGCTAGTATTGCTAACATCGATGACATTGGTGATGTTTCCTTCTCTGGTGGTATTTGGCCTGGTCAGACTATTGGTTACAACGGTAGCAACTGGGTTAATTCTAATGTAGGCAGACGAATGTCATTGTCTGTGACACAACCAAGTGCTTCTGATGGTAGTTCATATAACTTGTCAATTAATGGTGCTCCAAATACATATTCGTTGTTGAAAATTGAAACCTCACATGCTGCATGGGTAACGGTCTACACAGATACCAACAGCAGAACAAACGATGCAAATAGAGGTGAACAAACAGACCCAACTCCTGGCGATGGTGTTATTGCAGAAGTAATCACCACTGCTTCTTCTACTCAGAAACTCACGCCAGCACCAATTGGATATAGTGACACACAAAACAATATCATTTACATCAAAGCAGTAAACAAGAGTGGTAGTACGGTAAACTTGCAGGTATCTGTAACTGTTGTTGGACTAGAGGCTTGATATGTCAACCAAAGTATACATCGTTACTCTACATCGTAGAGAGGACTTACCAAATTTTTATGCTGATATGGCGGGAAAGAATATCCGCCTATCTAAGAAGAGACCTATCAGTAGAAATACAAACTATCACCTAACTGAAGCACAAGCAGCAGAACTACGTGAAGATCCAAGGGTATGGGGTGTAGAAGCTGTAGATGATTTCGTAATTAAACCAAACGTTATTAACAGAGAACCATACGGTAAGAGTGGTAACTTCTGGAAGGCAGATACTCAAGGACCATCAACTGTATCTTCTAATGATTTACAGTGGGGACACATTCACTGTGCTGGAACTGATGCTCAACGTGGTAAAGGTGCATTCGGACCTATCAACCAAGGATGGGGTTATGAACAAACGAATGATGACGTTCAAGTATTCAATAACGGAAGACATGTAGACGTTGTTATTGTTGATGATCCTATCTCTTATGATAGTGAGGAGTGGTACAGTCCTTCTAAGGGTAGCACCAGATTCGTTCAATACCAATGGTTCAATGAGTTGAATACTCTTGTCAATAGTATTGATGATGATGGACAAACAGAACCAACAGGTACTATTCAGTATCACCAGAATGGATCTCTATCTAGATTCCATGGTAACCATGTGTGTGGTACGGTTGCTGGTCAGCACTATGGATGGGCAAATGAGGCGAACATCTACAACATTGCTGTGACTGCAGCATGGCAAAGTGGACAGCAAATTGGTATTCTATTGATCTTTGATTACCTCAGAGCATTCCATAGAACAAAAGGTATCAATAATGAAACTGGTAGGAAGAATCCTACGGTCACTAATCATAGTTACAGTGGCATTAGATACATGCCTAACGAACAGAACCTCCAGTTCGGTGATCTAAACTCGGTAACATTTAGAGGTGTAACTTATAATGGTGGTAATCCAGGACCATCTGGTTGGAATCAGAATGGTGTGGAAGATGACTTTGGTGTTAGATTTAACTTAGCAGACTACCCATCATACAGTGCAGCAGTTGCTGCTGATGTTCAGGATGCTATTGAAGAAGGTATTATTATAGTAGGATCTGCTGGCAATGATAATCTTTTAGTAGCAGAACCAGAAGATCCCGATTGGGATAATGTTATGAATGTCAATGGTGTTGGAACTTTCTATTATAATAGAGGTGGATGGCCTAACACTCCTGATGCTGGTGGAATCATTACTGGTGCATTGAACAAGCAAGCAGACTTTAGAAAGTCCACCTATAGTAACTTTGGTCCTGGCGTTACGTTGTTCTCACCTGGCGATAACATTCTTTCCGCCTATGGAAACAGTGGTGGTTTGAATGATAATAAGTACAGTCAGGGATCTGGTAACTTCTTCTATCCTATCCAAGGAACTAGTATGGCATCACCTCAAGTGTGTGGTGTTATTGCATGCTTGGCAACAGGTAAACTAAGATTCAACCAAGAACAAGCATACGCATACACAGATAAGTTCTGTAAAGAAGGTGACATGACCTTTGATATTAATGGTGGAACCTTTGGTGATAACACTGCTAGAAAGAATAGTCCAAATAAGTATCTCCTAGCTCAGTCTCCAAGACCATTTGTTGGTTATACTTCTGAGGTGTATGGTAGAAGAAAAGGAGAGATGAGATATCCTAGAGCATTCAGATTATATTCTGAACCTCCCTCAAGCAGTACAGTGACTCATACATTTAGTGTAACAAATTCAGGTGCAAGTCATTATGTTTTAAATGGTAGTGATAGGGTTAATTCATTCACTGATGCAAATGATCCAACTCTCAATATAACTTCTGGAGACAAGATTATATTCCAGTTGAATGTATCTGGTCACCCATTCTTAATTAAGACTGCTGCCACTACAGGAACAGGTAATCAACTTCAGTCTTATCAGGGTAGTGGCTATGGTGTGTTGAGAAACGGTTCAGTATCTGGTGATGTTACTGTTTACACGGAAGGTCTATCGGGTACGTTTTATTACGTCTGTCAGTTCCATGGTGGCATGCAAGGCACTATCAATATTAATTGATGACATAAATAAACACGAGCACTAGTATCCGTTAGGTTAGATGGCTGATCGTTTTCCACTGATTGTTAATTCTACATCAAAAAAGATTGAAGAACTTGTAGCAGGAGACAACTTAGAACTAACAAACAATGGTATTGTTGTTGGTGGTGACACTGGTAATGGCAAGTATTTAACTAGCGACGGAACAAACGTTTTCTGGGGTGTACCTGGCGATGTTTACTTAGACCAGACTCAAACACTAACAAATAAAGTATTCAATAACTGTACCATATCTGGTAACCTGAATACTCTTACCAATATCGCTAACAGTGCTCTTGTTAACAGTGGTATTACGATCAACGGATCTACTATTCCTCTTGGTGGTTCAGTAGTTACTCCTAACGATAACACTGAGTACAGCATGTCTGCTGGAGATGGTAGTACCGACGCAATCAAAACTATTTTAATTACCTCCAGTCCTGGTGGTACTTCTACTGGTATTAACTTTGCAGTTGCAGTCGCAAGTTCTGTACCATCAGGGGAGAATGCAATTAACTTTGCACTTGCTAGATCTGGAGATACTATTACTCTGACTGGTACAGTTCAGGACAACAATACTATTACTAGACTACAGTCTGCCTCTGGTGGTAACTTAGTCTCAGGTGATGTTACTATCGCCGCTGGTAACTTCACTACAGTATCTCAGGTAGGACAGACAATCACTGTCTCTGGTCAAGATACTGATACTGTAACTAGAGTCAGAGCAACTTCTGGTCAGTCTTTTGCTTCTGGTGATTTTACTTTCCTTGCTGGTGGTGCTGCTTCTGTGGCACAGGGTCAGGATGCAAACGGTGATCCAACTATCACATACGAGTCAGTCAATACTGTCACTAGAGTTAAGGGTGGTGGCAGTGGATCTCTGGTATCAGGTGATGTTACTATCACTGGTGGTAGTGGCGGTAACACTACCGTCTCCCAGTCAGGCAACACTATCTCGATTGATAGTACAGATACCAATACAGTAACAAAGGTTGCTGCTAACTCAGAAGTCTTAGGATCTGGTGATTTCAGAATCCTCGCATCTGGTGCTACTAGTATTAGTACAGCAGATAATTCTGGTGTAACTGAGATTACTATTAGTTCAGTTAACACTGACACGGGTGCATCTGCATCAGCTGCTGGTGGTATTGTAAAAGCAGCAAACGAATTTAGTCTAAAGAACAACGCTAACTTCATTGGCAACACTGTCATGAAGTGGGATAGTGGTAACGGACAACTTACAAATAGTATTCTAGAAGACGACGGAACAACACTCACTGTTGGTGGTGACTTGGTTGTAGAGGGTACACAAACGATCTTCAATACCAGTGTCCTCCAAGTAGAAGATAATATTATTGAACTGAGAAAGGGAAATAGTTTACAAGCAGCAGATGGTGGTATTCAGGTTAACCTGACTGCAGATGCAAATGGTAACATCGAGAGTTACAGACAACTGCAGTGGTTTAACAGTGGTGGATACTGGAGATCCTTTGATGGTTCTATTGACAACAGATTTGTAACAGAGAACGAGACACAGACTCTTACTAATAAGACTCTAACGTCTCCTACGATGACCAACCCAGATCTAGGAACTGCTAGTGCTACAACTATTAATGGTGTTACTATTTCATCAGCAGCATCAGCAACACTAACCATCAGAGATGCTAAAGAATTAAACGTACAGAGAGATCTACTACTAACATCAGATAATAACTTACAAGAAATCACTGTCAACTTCAGACAGGGTGGTAACGTAGCAATGACTTCGGATACTCTTGCAGTATTCAACTCAACAACTTCCACTCAGTTGAGAGCACTGATTAGTGATACTACTGGTACTGCTAAACTTGTCTTCCAAGACAATCCTAATATCCTTAATGGATTGACTACTACATCCAGTGGTCTTACGATCTTTAATACTCAAGCAACTTCTATCCTTGCTTTCAGTGCTGCATCTTCTATTACTATTGGCGCAGCAACTGGTACAACACTGGTCAATCATGATCTTGAAGTTACAAAGAGTGCTACACTTGGAACAGGAATCAGTGATGACTTTGTAGTTAATTCAACTGCCAACTTTGAGAAAGCTGACATCCTAATTCGTGGCACACAAACAGATCCAATGTCAATTGGTAGAGGTGCTGGTGGTGTTGGAACCAATACTAGAATCGGTGTTGCATGTCTTGACAACATCACTTCGGGATCTCAGAATACTGCGGTCGGCTACAAAGCACTCATTACATGTAATAGCGGTGCATCGAATACTGCAGTGGGTGTAAGGGCTCTGAGTCAAAATGGTGTCGGCACGAACAACATTTCGGTCGGACGAGATTCGATGCTCTCGAATACTTCGGGCGATAAAAACGTCGCAGTGGGTAACAACACACTTGAGAGTAATCAGGCGGGCGAAGCGAACGTTGCCATTGGTCACTATGCTGGTTATGGTGTTACTGGTACAGGTAATGTTATTATTGGACCAGCAGATAACGAGAACTCAACCAACGTTACTTACCAGTTAGACAATCCATCTGGTGACAGGCAGTTAGTCATTGGTTCTGGTACAGAAGCATGGATTAAAGGTAATTCCTCTTTCGATGTTACTATTAACAATGGACTAACTGTTGATGGCGATGCCTTGATTCAAGGATCATTGACAGTCAACGGTACTGTCGTCAGTATTAACTCAACCACAATGCAGGTTGACGATAAGAACCTAGAACTTGCTGCTGTTGTTAACACAACCTTCTCTTGTATTACAGTTGATGGATCTTCCACCATCACCAGTATCACACCAACTGCTGGTTTGATTCCTGGCATGGAAGTTAACTCTACCACTGGTGGTATCAGTGTTCCTGGTGGTACTACTATTGTTTCTCTCAATGGTAACCAAGCATTACTTTCCAACTCAGTTACTGGTAGTGGAACAGCAACAATTGTTGCTCAGGGTCCTGCTGATCTTGCAGCAAATGGTGGTGGTATTATTCTTAAGGGTACTGATCAATCACTTGGTGGCACTGGAGACAAGACAATCCTTTATGACCACACCAGAACAGATAAGTATTGGACATTCTCAGAAAACCTTGAGATTGCATTCGGTAAGAAGTTTGTTATTGGTAACCAGTTAGCACTGTCTGCTACTGCTCTTGGTTCAACAGTTGTTGACTCTTCACTAACATCAGTTGGTGTTCTAGTTGGACCAGCTGGATCACCTGCACTTGAGGTTAATGGTGCAGCAGTTCTTGGTGGTAGAATTCTAGAGAAATCATTCAGTAGTTTCAATAGTGGATTCACTATTAACAGCAATGTTCTTAATGTGACTGCTGCTGCAGCAAATACTATCTGTGGTAATACAGCATCGAACACTGCTATTAACGAGTGGTCATTTAACACTGCTGACCCAGATGGTAATGTTCTTGCGAACAACCAGTCACTCACATTGACTCTAATTATTGATGCTTCTACGGCGTCTACATATGGTGACGCTTGTTCTGTTGATGGTAATAGTATTACCAACGGCGTAGAATGGTCTGGTGGTTCACCACCAATTGCTACATCAAATACAGACATTCTCACTTTCGTTATTATCAAAGACGGTTCTGGTGTAATCAGAGTCTTTGGACAAGGAAACACAGACTTTAGCTGAGGATATAACAGATGCCAGTTAGTTTTAGTAGCGCCGCCAGAAATTTATTTCTTCTGGGTTCGACGGGCACTGTTGCCAATAATTTTTTCCAACAGGTAGATGAATCTTCCAATCCTTTAGGTGCTTGGATACCTAAAGATATTATCTACAATTACTCTGATCAAAAGTATATTATTGGTGGATACAATTCAAATTCTAATACGAAAGATCTCGGATGGATTAGTAAACGAGATTATGATATTGAAACTGACCCAGAGAATCCAACAACAACAGAAGAGTGGAATGTTACTGCATCTTCCACTGATCCTGCTGGCGAGATTAGATTTAATGCAATCAAACTTGATTACAATGGAGAGATTGCTGCTGTTGGATATGTTGCTGATGCATCAGGTCCTGTTCCATTTGTTGCTAAGTATCGTTCCAGTGGTTTGCAGAAATGGCAGGCGACAAGTTACTATGGTAATGGAATAATCAAGGATGTTGATTGTGATGATTCTGGTTGTGTCTATGTCTGTGGTGAAAATCAACAGGGCGAATCTTTTGTAGAAAAGTATGATGATATTGGTCAACCTGTATGGAGAAAGGTAGTATATACTGGAGATGGAAACGACAATACTGTTTTAAATTCTATTGGTGTTAATGATAGAGGTGAGGTAGTTGCTGGTGGTACTCTTGATACTGGTAGGACCCAAGGATACCTTATCAAGATTGATACGAATACTGGACAGGTGATGTGGGACAAATCATTTGAACGTCACTATGATATCCAAGGTGGAAACAATTTTGGATACGAAGCTCCAGTAGGTATTGATGAACTGTATATTGATAGTAAAGATCAGATTTATGTTGCTGGTTTTTATGGATCTCCTACCAGACAATGGGTTGCTAAGTTAACTGGAGAAGGAAATCTTATCTGGCAAAGGGGAACTACTAATACTACGAATGTATTTGGTGGTCTTTCAGTTAGACCTATTGGTATTAGATCTGATGGTGAGACTGAACAAACTATTGTATTGTCGTGGCAAGGTGATCAAACTCAGGTATACCTGTTGTTATCTAAGTATTCAAAAAATGGTGACCTTGTATGGAGGAGGAAGTTAGATAAAGGAGATGAATTCTCTGCTACTCCTTTGAAAGTATATGGTGGTTCTTTGGATGCAGACCCATCATTCTATTACTTGACATATGTAGATCAAAATTATAATCCTGTTGGCGGAACACCTGATAGGTATTACTTTGGTAAAGTCAGTAGTTCTGGTAATGGTTTAGGTGATTTTGATTATGATGATGGTAGTGCTGTAACTTTAGAATATACAATCAGTAATCTGACAGATACTACAGAGAGGTTGCGAGATGGTGCTGTTAGAAATGATACGAGTGATTTAATTTCATATCCATTCACCGCAAGCAAGTTAGTGTTTGATGATCTTGCTACTCCTGTTGCAAATAAAAAGAGACAAGCACCTGAAAAAGATTTGGTAGAATTTAGTGGCAGTCCTGCTATTAGAATTTCTGATTTCCAAGAAATGAATCTTGGAACACAAACTAAGGAAGTTGCTAGTGCCTCAGGTCCTGCTCAAGGACAACAACTATTTGTTAGAAGTCAGGCTGATTACACCAGCATGTTGTCATCTGGTCAGTTGAAAACTGAATCAAATGCTTTTACATTTCCAATTACAAACAGTGGATCTAACTTTAGATCTGAGGGTGTTGGTGGATTGTTATTGACTTTTACAAATCCTATTCCATATAGTTCTCAAGTTAGAATTCTTGATAACAATAATGTAACTGCTACTTGGTTAAATCAAACTAGTGCTACTGGATCCAGCGTTCAACATATTAATGGATGGAAAACTGTTGCTTCTGGTAGTGGAACTCTTAACACTATATTCTTCCAGAGAACTGATGATCCAAGTTATGATGCTGGTTTCTGTGGTATTCTAGTTGATGGTTATCTTCTATTCGATGGTGGGTATGACTTAGGAGAAAGAGATCAAGTATTCACCGCTCCTGCTGGAGTAACATCTGTATCTGTCGTCTGTGTTGGTGGCGGCGGCGCAGGTGGTGGTGCCCTAGCATATAAAAACAATATTACTGTAGTTCCAGGCGCAAACTACAACATTCAAGTTGGTGCTCCTGGTTATAATATAGGTGGAGCAGGAAGCAATAATGGCACTAGTGGCACTCTTTCTCAGTTTGTTTCTAGTGGAGCAACAGTTGTTGCTGAAGGTGGTGTCACTGGTTCAACAACACGCGCAACCCAGCAGGGACAATATGATGGTGGTGGTGACGGTGGATACTCTTACAATGGTGGTGGATATTCTGGCGGTGGTGCTGGTGGATACTCTGGAAATGGTGGTGATGCTGAGATCGGATATACCGTTGGTCCTGATGCTAACTCTGGTGCTGGTGCTGGTGGTGACTGGGCATACAACGGCGGTGGTGGTGTCGGTGTCTTAGGTAAAGGCACCACTGGAAGTTCTGGAAGCGGCGGTGGCGGCGGTGGATCAGGTGGTACTGCTGGTATTGCACAAGGAACTGAAAATGCTGCCAGTGTAACAGGTGGTACATATGGTGGTGGATTCACTGGTAGATGGGAAGGAAACCAAGGTGGTCCTGGTGCTGTGAGAGTTATCTGGGGTGCTAACAGACAATTCCCTGACACAAATACCGCTGATGTTTCTTCATCAGCAGGTGGTAGTAACACAACTTTCGTACTAGATGAATCTGGCAAAGGAAATGACGTTGAAGTAGATGGTGCCACTCTTAATGCTGCTGGATACTGGGAGTTTGATGGAACAAATGATAAACTTGTGGGTCCACCATGTAATACTATCCTCAGTGCTAATTCTAGTATTGAACTATGGGTAAACTTTGATGATGTAACTACCAGACAAACAATCATCAGTGGGTATGATTCAACTCCCAACACAAATCCAAATAGATGGGATTTTGAAATAACGGATGACCGTTTCCGTGGTGGTTTCCATGGCAATGGATACTTTAATAGTTCCACTACTATCAACACTGGTGAATGGCATCATGTTATGTTTGTGCTCGACTCAGTTAGTAACACTCTAAAGTTTTATCTAGATGGTGTAGAAGATTTTTCACAATCATGTAATGGTTTTGATTTTGGTGGTCCTGATGTTGATCTTGGTATTGGTGACAGAAACGATTCATCAATCGGTCCTATGGATGGTAAGATTGGAGAAGTTCGTATCTATCGAAGAGCTCTAACAGCAGCACAAGTCTTCCAGAACTACAACTCTACTAAGTCTAAGTACATAGCTGAAGCATCTGACACAGCACCTAGGGTTACTAATGATCCTATTCTAGTCGATAGTAGTTCGCTTCTGAACTATGACTTTGGAAATAAAGCATGTTATGATCCTGCTACGAATATACTATTTGGTAGTGAAGATTGGAATCATCCTGGTTGGCTTGGGTATTGTGGAGCAGGAACTAAAGGTTACAATGGAGTAGATGTTAACACAACAGAGGTCTTAACTCCAGTTGGAGACAATACTGCTATTGGTTTCTATAGAACCACTAGTAATTGTGCTGCTGGTAATGCTTATGGTATTCATTGGTTTGTATCTAACAGTGGCGGTAGTGCTCTAGTTCAATCTGGACAAACTTATACTGTTAGTGCTTACCTAAGAGGAAAAGTTGGTGGAGAAACTGTTCAACTAGGATTTGATGATGGTGCTACTACTAATCATCAATTGACAACAGAGTGGGTAAGGTATACACATACTGGTACTCCTTCTACTGGAACTACTAGAGGTTTCCAAGCAGTTGTTAATGATCAGAATGCAGGTTTCTACCTGTGGCATCCTCAAGTTGAGAGAGGTTCTAATGTTGGTAGATACGTTCCAACATATGGAACTTCGATTAATCTATCATATGGAATCAATAGTCTTGTTCCCACTGAAACTGGTGGAACTTTTAATGATGAACCAAAGAATCAATTCATTGATGGAACTGTGAGATGTAATGGAAGCTTTGAATTTATAACGTTCTCAAATCCAAGTATTACTGTCAGTGATGGTAGTTCTTCCACAGTATCTTGGACTGCTGAATTGTGGATCAAACCAGATGCTTATACTGGATCGTCTGATATTGCTGATCTGTTGAGTGATGGTACTTATAAAATTGAACTAGAGCAAGGTGGATCTGATGCTGGAAAGATTAGATATAACTATTCTTCTACAGTTAGCAATTTTAGTACGCAAACTCTTACAGCAGGGCAGTGGAATCATGTGGTAGTGAAGTTCAGTCCATTCCCTGCTGCTACTTCTGTGTCTATTCAAGCGTGGATTAATAATACCTTCGCAATGAATACAGGACACAGTGAACCACTACAACAGATAGTAAATAGATCTGGTGTTGGATTCAAAGGAAGGATAGCAGAACTTAGAATCTATGGTAAAGATTTAACAGACGCAGAAAGAGAAGGCAACTGGAATGCTACCCGTGCCAAGTACGGTCTCTGATAAATAGATAAAGCATAATATCAATCCGAGGAACATAGGTAATGGCAAGGAAATCCATTAAGAGTAATTATTATCTTTTTGATGCTTCCGCTAGAGAGGTAATCATTCCAGGTGGTATTCAGCGCGAGCAACTTGTTCTTATCACTAACGTGACTGAGAATAAAGTCATCTATAATTTCTCGGATCCTGAACTGACCGCTACCACGTATGAGATTGCGACTGACATTCGTAACAATACTACTACCAGAGTTGTATTGGCATATAATACAACCAGCATGTCTGACACAGACAAGTTGCAGATTGTTTACGATGACTTTGAAGAAACTATCAGACCAGCAGAAACATATAATGATGCTGTAAACAAGTCAAAGATTTCCCAACCACAGTCACAGATTGATACTGACTTTGAGTATGGTACTCAGGATACCAAGTGGGAAGGGTTGGCAATGATCAACAACAACCCATTTGCATATAAGTCACAGGATCCTATTGTGATTACTGAGATGCAAACTACTACTAATAGTAGAGAGGTTGCTGTTTCTTGTTCTAACCCACCATCTGCTGGTTCTGCTATCTATGTTCAGGACTCAGAATTCCAAGGTGCAAATGGTGTCTTTATTATTGATAGCGTAAGTCTAGTAGGACAGTTTGTTGGTTTCAAATATACTGCAAAGTATGATTGGACTCAGGGCGCACAGAACGTATACACTCCTGCTAGAACTGCTATCTATCAGGGCATTCACTTTAGTGGATCTGATCTTGGTGGAACAATTAGTTTGTCCACACCATCTGGTGTGATGTCTGGTGCGATTGAAGTACAAACATCACAAGCACATGGTCTAGAAGTTGGTAACGAGATTGCAATTGCTGGATCTAGTGGTACTAATGTAAACGGATCATGGGTTGTTGCTAGAGTACAAAACCCAACTACCTTCTTCTACTTCCCTGATGCAGCACCATCTGGTTCTGTAAACAGTGGAACTATCAAATTATATCCAAGACCACAGGGAGCATCTGTACATAGATCTTTTGATGGTGGTGTTAAGTTCTCTACTAACTCTGCTTCTAAGAATCAGCAAGCAATTAGACAAACAAAAAGATATTTCCGTTATCAGTCTGGTAAGGGTGTTGCATTCTCCACTGGTTCTATCTTGGAACCAGCACTACCAAACCTCGATAGTATCTCGGCATCTGGTACTACTGTAACTGTTGTTTCTTCTGAGGCACACAACGTAACTAGAGATACAGTTGTTGATGTTCGTGGTGTAACTGATAACAATTATAATGGTGTTTACACTGTTAGTAATGTCATTGATCCATATACTTTCCAGTACACTGCTACCGATGCTCCATCCGAAACAGAAGCTTCTGGTGAATACACTGTAACTCCAGTTAATTCTTATGGAACCAAGTTAGAACTTGGTATGATGGATCAACAGAATGGTATCTTCTTCCGTTGGGCAAGTGGTAACCTTAGTGTTGTACGTAGAACTTCTACATTCCAATTAGCAGGTAGAGTTTCTGTAGCAAATGGAAGCACTTTGGTTTCCAGTTACACTGCTGCTAATGGACAGGGAACTAAGTTCTCTAAGCAGTTGAAGCCAGGTGACTACATTGTTCTCCGTGGTTCTTCCTATCGTGTTGATGGTATCATCTCTGATACACAGTTGGTTATCTTCCCTGACTATCGTGGACCAAATGATTCTGGAGCACTTGCTGCAGAGAACATGATTGTAACTAAAACTGTTGAGACGGAATGGAATCAGTCTGACTGGAACATTGACCGTTGTGATGGTACTGGTAAGTCTGGTTATACTCTTGACCCAACCAAGATGCAGATGTTCTACATGGACTACTCTTGGTATGGCGCAGGTTTTGTACGTTGGGGTTTCCGTGCTTTGGATGGTGACGTTATCTACGCTCACAAGATTCCTAACAACAACCAGAACACTGAAGCATACATGAGATCAGGTAACCTACCTGCTCGTTATGAAGTTAATACTCTACCTCCTGCTACTACTACATCGAAGACATTCTCCAGTGGAGATACTACGATGTTCCTGAATACAGCACCAACACACTTCCCATCATCAGGAACTCTTCGTGTTAAGAGAACTAGTGGTGCTACTGCAGGTACACAAGAATATATCAACTACACTGGTAAGACTGAATTCGTTCAGGATGTTATTAATGTAAGTGGATCTGCAAATACTATTGAGGTTGCATCCACAACTGGTCTAAGTCCTGGCGGTCAGCAGACTATTATCTTCGATCAACCTTTCTCTAATATTGTTGCTAACAAACCATACTTTGTTGCTGCAGTACCATCTGCTACAACATTCAAAGTCACTCTAACTCAGGGTGATTCAACTGGTATCTCTCTTGATACACAAGTTGGATCTCCATTGTCTCCACTAGCACGTGCATTCTCTGGATCATTCACTGGTATCACTAGAGAACAAGCAGGTAACTCAAGTGTTAACTTGACTATGGGATCAGGTGCATCGTCTGGTACTGTATCTTCTGCTACTGGTATTCAGAAAGGACAAAGAGTTGTTGGATCTGGTATCCCTGCTGACACTTTTGTTCATTCTATTAGTGGTTCCAATATTTCATTGAGTAGAGCAGTGACGAGTGCGAACCCATCTTCTGTTAGATTTGTTCCTCTTGGATCTACATCGGCACAGAACTTTAACTATGATGTCACTCAACCTGTGGGTGTAGAACTAATCGGTGCAACATCTGTACCACAAATTAGTCACTGGGGTTCATCTATTATCATGGATGGTAGACTAGACGATGACCGAGCATATGTTTACACCGCTGCTACGAAACAACAGCGTGGTATTAGTGCAGGTTCAACCCGAGCGATTATTGCTCTACGTGTAGCACCATCAGTTGACAATGGTATTCCTGGTAACTTTGGTACTAGAGAACTTGTTAACAGAATGCAGTTGGTTCTACGTCAGGTTGACATCTCATCTAACGGTAAGTTCTTCGTTGAGTTGGTGTTGAATCCTGTCACTAGTATTACTACTAACTGGATTAATGTTGGTGGTACATCTCTTGCACAGTATGCGGTTCTTGGAACTCAAGCAGAACTAACTGGAGGAGAAGTTATCTTCGGATTCTATTCTGATAATGGTGTATCTAGTTACGACCTATCAGAAGTTAAGGAGATCTCTAACTCTATTCTAGGTGGTGGATCAGATCAATACCTGAATACTACTGCACCAAACCCAACTGGTATCTTCCCAGATGGTCCTGAGGTTCTTGCTATTCGTGTTAGAAACCTAACCAACGGAAACAAGAACATCGACGCACGTTTCTCATGGAAAGAGGCACAGGCATAAATAGAGCTGCCTAACTCCATCAACATGACTGAAGATAAATCTAAAGTCGTTGCTGAAGAGAAGGAACAGGATGAAGATAAAAGTGAAGTTCTTGGTAATTTGGTGAAAGTTGTAGTCCTTATCTGGTCTGCATCCCTTCTTACATTCAGCTACGTTCGCTTGCCCAACGGTCAAAAGATTCTAGATTTTGATCCCACCTTCATCGCCTCGGTGTTCAGTGGATCCTTAGCTGCGTTCGGATTGTCTCCTGCCAAGAATGGATCTGCTCCTAAGAAAGCACCCCCTATTGGTAAAAAAGAGGAACAAAATGCAAAAACTGATTAACGTTGTAGCACTTCTATCGGGACTGACTTCACTGGCAGTCATCGGTGGGGGTGCTTATCTTTATATGAATAAAGATGTTCTAGTAGAAAACGCTAGAGAGAAAGTAACTGTAGCAGTTACTGAAGCTATCACTGATGCTCTCCCTGCTTTAGTGAATAAGTCTATGCCAGAAATGCCTAAGACGACAGGTCCCGCTATGCCATTCTAACCATGAGTATATTCAACCACGAGAAGGAAGATTACGTTCCAACAGAACCAACCAAGAAACCATCTACATTTAAGATAGTTGCTGCCAGTATTGGTGGTCTATTTGCTGTAGCACATATTGGTTTACTTGGTTATATCGTTAGACAGGAACCTGAACCCGTAGTTCAACCTCCTACATTTAATCTTCCTCGTGGTCCTTACTCATCGTATACAATCGAAGCAGGAAAGGATGGTTATCGTATTGAATATCGTGCTGACGATCCAAAAATTTTAGAGTCAGAAAGATCTCTTGATCTAGATAAAGATAAGAGAGGACTCTTTGGTGGTGGTTCAGAACTACGCCAAGAATATCGTCGCGATCAATACACCCGTGAAGGCACCCGTAACATGGGAGGTGGGATCACAGAAGAGGGAAAGTCTGCGAAAGACATAGAATGCATCGTGGCGGACGCTGGAGCACGGTCACAAGGTGCAATGGCGGGTAGTGCTATCGCCGCTGGTGTTGCCGCTCCTGCGCTCTCTGGCATCCCTTACATTGGATGGTTAGCAGGTGGTTGGGCATTACTCCTAGGACAGAAAGCAGGATCCGAATTAGGATCACAAGTAGGACAAGTATTTAATGATTGCTGATGGAAGACATTAGAATTGATCAGATTAATATCGGGGGACTTGATATTCCTGATGTGACTGTTGTTGATAACCTTAACTATACTTCACCTCCCATACCAGTTGCACCACCTGTGACGGTAAATATTGGTGTACCTGTTGTTGATATTCCTGGCTGTGTTGAGGCACACGAGGCAAACAACAAATCTAATTCGGTGGGTGGAGATGACGAAAGAGGATTGGTTACGTATTGTGATTCTGGGATCCCTAGTTATAATCCTATTCAGTTTGAACCTGAACAGATAGTACCTACGTACACGCCAAACGTTGACACTAGACAACCACCAGCACCAGACGTTCCTAAGACGCCTGACATTCCTAAGACACCTGCTGCTACTGCTAAGGTAGAATGTCCTACTAAAGTACAGCAGGCACAAGAACCTGTTGGTACATACGTAGAAGGATTCAGAAAGAAAGTTATTGGTTATGAACTGATTGATAACACGTGTGTACAGTTAACAGAAAAAGTCCCGCTACCTCAACAGATAGTAGCGGGACTTCCAAGTGGTGGACAGGTTGTTCAGGTCGGTGGTGTTGCTGTTATTGCTACTACTTCGGCACTGCTTGCAAAACCGCTTGCTGATCTTCTGTTAAAAGCGGTGAAACCTGCCGTGAAGAAAGTGATGAAGAAGATTGCTGCCTTACGGGGGAAGAAGCCCCCAACTCCATCTGTAAAGGAGCGCCAAGCAGAGCAGCGTCAGATGACTGCTGCTGTTCGGGCACTTCGTTCTGTGTTTCCGAGGAGGAAGAAGAAGAAGGGATAGCATGTACGTGTGGATGTGTATGTCCTGGTGGATTGTTCACCACCACATCTGCACACACCTTATAGTAAGGACTCCTAGGATGGAATTGAATTCCTTTTAATAATAATTCTCCACAATTTTTGAGTCTCGCGATCTCAAAGTCGAGCCTCTTATTGGCAGTCAGTTGTGCATTCAATTCAATCTGAGTTGTTGCTGCTTTCTTACACAACTCTTGCATCTTTTTATCAGTTGGTGTACTCCATGTCATAGAGAAACCAATGCCAAGATTGTAGTTATCTTTTTGTCCAGTTCTTGTAGGAACGTTGTATAATATATCGCCAGGATTATCAGGTGCTCCGTCCTCATTGAGATCTCTCATATCATATACAGGAGAGTCATAATAATCTTCATAAGGTTTAGTCCAAGAACCACTTCCTGTTACATAGGGAGTGAAGTTTCTAGTGGGACCTTGACATTGAATTCCACCCCCATATGTGTTAGTGATATATGGACCTTGTAAAACCTGAATTGCCTGGTTGGTAACTGAGCCAGAACTATTTGCTACTGGAGCTGCTGTGGCGCTGACACCCCCTACATTCGCATTCGCGGCAGGGGAGTTTATGATTGCAGTCGGGACAATGCTTAGACATATTACTGAGAGAAGATGCTTGTAGTGTCGGTTACGCTGGTGACTTCTGTCACCCTCTGGATAATTGTTTGTTGACTTAAACCAGGACCTTGATACGTTTCCGTGAACTGGAACGCTGCTCCTGGCGTTGTTTGTGTGAACGTTGGTTTGTTGTTTACGCCTGTCCATGTCGATGTCACTCCATCAATAGTTACATTATTAGTTCCTGTTCCTGGCGATAAGTTACCAGAAGCAGTCACACCACTTCCTGTTGCAGAGTATTGATACCCTGTATTATAATCCATCGAATTGATGGTCTCTGTTATTTTTTGTGTGGTCTCTGTGTGGCTCGTCATTGAGCCTTGTGTGAAGTTTGGGACTACTGGGACTGCGTTTGCGACAGTCCCATGTAAAGCACCAAGAATCAATCCGAGACCGATTGTTCCTTGTAATCTAGACATATTTAGGTTCAGTCGATAACGGTGATCTCAGAAACGAATTGTCCTGTAGCACTAGTACCAGCTCCACCAGCCGTGATAGTAAGAACACCTGCACTGGTTACAGTACCAGCAAGATCTCCAGCACTTCCAGCTGCATAAGTTGTAAGCGAACCGTAGTTAGGATTAGCACCTAAAGTTGCTGCACTAGTTGGTACTGCATCAGCCTGTGTGTAAGACTGGGAGAAACTAAATGCTGCTCCAGCAGTATCTTGAGTAGCAGCAATCGTGCCAGGATTGTATACACCTGAGGTAATAGTACCAGCAGAAACTGTGCCTGCAGTTGACCCGTCAGTAGTATCAATATTTGAACCTGAGATACTGAACGAGGAACCGATTCTGGTTGCTTGACTTCTAGCAGCGTCAACGGTCAGTTGGACAGATGAAGCATGTTTTGATACAATTCCGCCAGCGTTAGCAGCAGTAGCGGTCATCAGTAGCATAACGAGTGGTAATAACTTTTTCATATCACTCAGATTTTGGATCCATATTTATTTATCTCTTGGACAATGTATTAACTGGCACACTATGAGCTTGACAAAGTTGTTACATTACTATATACTACTGTAGTATTTCGTTACAAAAGACAATGACTGTTATCACAGAGGAAGGCGGACGCACAAACATGTTCGCCAGAGAACCACAGATGGTAGTTGAGGACTACAATCGCAAGGGTCTCTTCTCACCTCAGCAATACGCTGAAATGTACAATGGACGCTGGGCAATGATGGGTGTGGTATCGGGCTTGCTTTCTTATGTCATTACTGGTAAACTGTTCTTCGGTATTTTCTAACCCGTATGAAGTTTACTCAAGAGGATCTGTGGGAAGTCATTTCTAAACTGGGATGGCAACCACAAGATGATATCACTATTGATATTGGAGGTTCCTCGGTTTATGAAATCGATGGAGCGGGTACTAAATGGGCACCTGTCAAAGGAACTGTTAAATACAACAAAGATGCGTTCATTGTAATCAAGAACAACTCTCGTAATCCTTACGTACCTAGCAATGCCCAACCCGAATCAACTGTTTGAAGACATGCAGAAACTGGATGACATGTACGAAGAACTTCTATGGCATCCAGATGACGAACTACAATTCACCCATGATGGTGAACGGATAATCATTTACAACAAAACTTTGGAGAAAAAACAATGAACAACTTTGGTTTCACTGAAAAAGCAGAAATTCTTAACGCTCGTCTGGCAATGATTGGTTTCGTTGCTGGTGTTGGTGCTTACGTTACTACTGGACAAATCATTCCTGGTATTTTCTAATGGGATTCATAGTAGCAGCAGTGCTGCTCTGCATTCCTATCGCAGCAGCAGCGAGAAGATCATGAGTTACGATTGGGTATTGTTTCAAACCTTAATATTCATCATCACACCATTCTTTGTAATGCTAGCATTGTCAAGCAGAGACGAAGATGATGACGATGGTGGAGGAGGAATGATGATTCCCTCTGCTGTCCCTTCAGTATAAATACAATCGAATATCGTCGCCGTAAAGGGACCTCTGCCACAAAACAGAAGGTCCCTTTTTACTGTTTACACGTAAAGGTATGATTCCCCACAGACTATTCCACATCTACGACAAGGCAACCAACGAACCTGTCAAGGTCTGCCTGACAGTAGAAGAACTGGAACAAATGATCGCAAAAAGAGAGGTAGACTGGTTGCACTGGGAGGTACAACCATGTTATACTGACCACAGTTCGGAAGACCAGTCCTACTAAACTTGAGTATAAATGCTCATCTTTAGGTCTTGACGGATTCCCGAACTCCTGTTACTATAAATAGGTAAACAAATGTGACGGACTGTCACGGTTTTGTAACAAACCACGCCTTACCGAGACTAAACAGCGTGTCTAAACAACAGTCTCTAATACCCCTGTCTAAGGGTGACAGGGGAATACTTCTAACACGGTTCCCTGCCGTAATACTTACCCTTTTGTTCAAATGACAACTACTCTTTCAAGGCAACAATCAACCTCTTCGTGGGAAAACTTCTGCGAGTGGGTAACTTCTACCAATAACCGCCTCTATGTCGGTTGGTTCGGCGTGTTGATGATCCCAACTCTGTTGGCAGCAACTATCTGCTTCATCGTCGCCTTCATCGCTGCCCCTCCTGTGGACATCGATGGCATCCGTGAACCCGTCGCTGGTTCACTCATGTATGGTAACAACATCATCTCTGGTGCAGTTGTTCCCTCTTCCAACGCAATTGGACTTCACTTCTATCCTATTTGGGAAGCCGCATCGCTTGACGAGTGGCTGTATAACGGTGGTCCTTTCCAACTCGTAGTCTTCCACTTCCTCATCGGCATCTATGCTTACATGGGTCGTGAGTGGGAACTTTCCTATCGTTTGGGTATGCGTCCTTGGATCTGCGTTGCATATAGCGCACCTGTCGCTGCTGCTTCTGCTGTATTCCTCGTCTATCCTTTCGGTCAAGGATCTTTCTCCGATGCTATGCCTCTTGGTATCTCTGGTACTTTTAACTATATGCTTGTATTCCAAGCAGAACACAATATCC